TAAGGCTTGTCATGCACACGAGGCAAATCACACACTTCAGCAATATCCTCCGAAAATTTCGAAGGTACTACATTGGAATGGTGTGCTGCCCTGGGCAAAGTATGTTGACCATAAACTCTCATATGACCGACATTCTCCACTGAATTAACAGCACTTTTGGGATGCGGATCAGACAAAGGTCCGAAATTAACACCCAAAATTTCCTCTGGCATAGATACCTGAGAATGAGAAGTCATAATATGAGGTTTCTGGTTCAATTGCTCCATAGCTTCAGCAATCTGAGGCTGGGTCAAAATTCCAGCTCCAGCTTTCCTTCCACTACCAGCAAGATGAAATCCGGTAATAATCCCAGTAGGAGCTCCGCCAACCAATGTGGCCATACAAGTTCCTTTCTGAGTCTCCTCGTCATATACATACCGAATACAATCAAAAGCACCACCCTCCGTGGTGTTAATTCTGTCAAGCGCTCCGCTCAAAAGCGAAGAAACCTGTACTTCTCCTTCATGGGTCACAAAGACCCTACGAAAAGTATAAGTTCTATTCTTGACATATTTCTCGGGAAAAAAGCGAGTGCAATCTTTCACTTCTCCCAATTCTGGCGCATACCACAATGCCAAATCAGTATTTGGTATATGGTAGCAACAAGACGCAGAAACAACACATTTGTTCGTGTGTCCTCCTGGTCTAGTCACCACAGCTTGAGATTTGTCTGCAGGAACGGCATGATTTGGTAAAATCCAGACATTACCCTTAAGAGGGAAAACATCATTACCATACCACACACCATCCTTAAGAACTCTAATGTGTGATAGACGTTTACTGACAGTACTTTGAATATCATCAATTGTCGTCGATCTCTCAACATGTGTGCGCTGAATGACTTCTGGTTCATCCTTAGGAGACCAGAATTCTTTGCGAATTTCGCCCTCATATTCCTTCTTCAAGGCAATAGGGGCTGCAGCTTGTGAAACAGTTTTCTGCCACCGACGGTACAATGCATAGAACAAAGCAATAGAAGCAAAAGCTCCCAAAGCTTTCATTGCAAATCGTCCATCAGCTTTATCACAAGCATCACGCAATACTATGGAAGGACGTTGAAACGAAGTCAACATCTCCACAACTTCCCTTTTCCTTTGCTCAATTTTAATGCACACCTGCAAATAAAACAAAACAGGTAGTACAAATAATAGAGCAATGAAATTGGGAATGAAAAGAGCTAGCAAGATAATCGCAACATATAAAACAGCGAATCTCTTGACAAGAGTATACAACTCTTCTCGTAAATCACCAGGGCTCAACCATAGTGACAAAATACTGCCATATCGTGAATTGACAAACCAACTCATGAAAAAAGTGTATCTAGCAACACCAAGTGTCTCTAAATCAAACATCTTTTCACGAATAGTTGTGATATCAACTCCAAACTGGCTCTCGAGCTTTTCACACTCACTGCACATACCACAAACGTTCTCATGAGGACATAATTTCATATCCTTCAGATTTCGCTGTTGAGTAACGTATGCACGTTGAGCCTCAAAATGCTCACGAGATTCCTCTCTCAAGAAAACCAATAATTCCCTCATTTCAATATTTTTCAACTGCTTTTTCCTCCAAACAACGGGCTTAAAAGCCACCGACATGTTGTCTTTAGGATTGGACAGAAACGGCTTTTCAACCGTGAAATAATTGAATTCGGGCAAAGGTTTCTCATTTTCGGACATAGCCTTTCTAGGATCCAACATTTCTGTACCTTCAATACAGAACTCCGGTTT